GACACAGTGTCAGCCACAGTGAAGCTCTTGAACGCATAGATGTTCACAAGGTCATTGGCAGCCGCGCCAGAAGCCAGCACAACGCTGGTGCCGTTGGTGGCGGTAAAGTCAGACGGGTCGAGGACGATACCGTTCATCACGACTTGCAGATTGTCTGCCGTATAGGACAGAGTTGCACTGTTGTCGTCAGAGCCAGAGAACGTGGTTTGCCCTGATGTCGCTGTGTATTCGTACAGAATGAGCGAGACATTGCCAGCAGATGTAGCGGCAATCCAGTTTGCGCCATCGTAGACACGCATCTCGTTGGCGGTGGTGTTGAAGTAAAGCGCACCCTCAACCAAGGCATCACCGTCGTTATCGACTGTCGGGTTGCTAGAGAAACTCCCCAGATATGTGTCATCAAAATTGTCAAACGCAGACGCAGCAGATGCCGCACTAGCCGCCGCCGCTGTCTGACTTGCCGCCGCAGCTGTGGCTGATGACGCTGAAGCCGTGGCCGATGTCGCCGCATTAGTCTCGCTTGTGCTGGCGTTGCTCTCGCTGGTTGCAGCATTAGTGGCGCTTGTAGCGGCCTCTGACGCCTTCGTAGTGGCCGTGGTGGCAGACGTTGCTGCATTGGTCTCGCTAGTGGCAGCATTTGTCTCGGACGTGGCAGCAGCCGACTCACTTGCAGCAGCAGCCGTGGCACTTGCAGCCGCTGCGGTAGCCGAAGAAGCAGCAGCCGTGGCTGATGTGCCAGCATTTGTCTCACTGGTAGCGGCGTTAGTAGCACTTGTAGCGGCGTTGGTTGCACTTGTGGCCGCATTTGTTTCGCTGGTAGAGGCGTTAGACTCGCTCGTCGCCGCGTTTGACTCGGATGTGGCCGCAGCACTTTCAGACGCAGACGCAGCCGTTTCGCTTGCAGCAGCCGCTGTAGCACTGGAAGCCGCAGCAGTCGCACTTGTAGCGGCAGACACAGCGTCAACGAGTAGCTCGAAATGGTCGGTGTCAGTCAGCAGGTCACCGGCTACCGAATCAGCTACGCAAATATATACGTTGTTAAGCTGTCCAGCCGTGGTGGACTTGATGATGTCACGCTCGGCGTAGGCAGATGTCGTGGTCGTGGCGTCTGTACCTTGGTATGTGCCAATCTCCTGCGTAACAGCCAAGTCACCGTCGCTGTCGAAGGCGAAGATTTTGTTTGCCCGTGTGGTGGCACCCACAGTGAACTCAGACGAGGTGATGGTGTTGGTACGCGACACCTTAATGGACCGGCCAACCTCTTCCTCAATGTCCTGCACGATGAATGTCAGGCGGTCCAGCGCCTCTTCATGCGTTTCAGCAGGGAAGGGGTCATTAGGAGTGTAGTCAGTAGTCTGTGTCAGCGGGATGGCGCGAATCAGGACAACAGTCTCTCCTGTTGCCGGGGCGGCTACAAAGGTAATGTTGCCACCGCCAGTGTTTCCCACGCCCGACACAGTGTAATGTGTCGTCTTGGTCTGCACAGTTTCAGCGCCAGTCGTGTCGTTACGAAGAATGACTTGGATGTCATCGTCGTCGAAGACTTTGAAAGTATAGGCAAAAACGACTGTGGAGCCGTCCCCGCTATAGCTGTTTTTTGTATTCGTGCTGCTGACTGTCATGCGTCACTCCTTCGGTCCTTTATACCGCAGTTGCGGCTCTGCTGGAACCCTAGTCTACCTTGGTCGTTTCCGGTCTCATGTCCACCAACTTGTTAAGGGCGTTCTTGATGCCGATTGCGTTCTGAAAAGGTACAAGCGTATTCAACGCCCGTTGTTGCCCCTGCGAAAACTGCAAGTCAGGATTCAGGAGCGCCCTAGACGCAGCCTGTGCTGAACCGAGACCCTTTGAAATAAGCTGAACACTAGGCACACCGCCAATCAGGTTGGTGTCTAGCCCTGTGGAACGGTATGCGAAGACAGGGTCGTCCTGATAGAACATGGCTCCTGTGTCCACTAGTGCCGGGAACAGTGATGCCCACGAGCTACGCTGAAACGATGCCTTGGCAATAGCGTCAACTGACAGCCTTTCTTTCAAGAACTCTTCTTTGTCCTCTCTAAACTGAGCGTTGACCTGGGTTTGCGCTGTGTAGGCAAGGCCCGCAAATGCCACTGAATGAAGCATCGCTGACAAAGCCCTAAAGTCTTTTGCCTTGATGTTATGCAGCGTTTGCTTCGCATAAGAAACCAGCATAAACGTGCGGAACTGCGTCAGAATCTGCCCCATGGTTGAGGTCATATAAAGGTTCAGGTTGCCTACGTCATTCTGCTGGATGCTGCGGCGGGTCCAACGGGATATAGCTATGAGGAAAGCATCTCTTGCCTCAGCGTCATCCCAAGCCCCAAGATTGATTGCACGAACCTTTTTGCGCTTAACCATAGAAGATGGCTGTCTGACAGCGTTTTTCCTGATTTGCGAATAAACGCGCTCAGTCATGGCCTCGTCTAGCCCAAGTCCGGCCAAGCGTTTGCGCGACAGGTTTCTGGCCTTAAAAGCAAGGTCCGTCATGGTCTGGACAGCAACCCGTGCAGCCATTCGTTCAAGAGCTAACGTAATCGGGGCCATGCCAGACAAGTCTGCTGTGGCTCTTTTCAAAGGGGCCAGCATAAACAGCCCCTTGTCAATCCAGTCGCCACGCCCCTCGCTGAACACACCGATAGTGTCTGCGCGGTTCATGGCCTGATTTGTCAAACGGTCAGAGCCAATGCCAGTTGCGGCCTCAATGTCCCTCAAAACCTCGTCTTCAATCTCTCCATTTTTTGCCCTGCGCAACATGCGGCGCATCTCTGGGACCTGTTGCAGCACAGCCCGCCAGCCGCCAATGCTGATGGCGTTGCCAAGCTCGGCGACCTGAGCAAAACCAACCTGGTTCATCAGGCGGATAAAGTTATAGTCTTGGACCAGGCGCGCAATCCTTGCGTAGTTGCCAGACGGGTCTGCTGCCAACGGAGCGCGGCGGTTCAGAATCATGTTAATTATGGTCTGAGCCACAAGGTTCTCTTTCTGTGCGCGTTTCAGGCCTTTGTTGCCCTCGCGGGCCTCTGCTTCTGCTAGGTTTCTGTCTAGGAATTGATTGATTGTAGTCTCGTCCTTGAAGCCCACCTTTGCCAGAGCTATACGGCCAGACATCCCTGCTGCATAGGAGGTAAAGACCTGTTCAGCGTCTCGCTCTTGCAAGTCCTTGAGGCGGAGAGTCTCTTGCTGACGGGTCTGTGAGTTAAACACCGACAGCTCCTCCTCCATGTTAAACCCAAGCCTACGCTTGGCCCGTGCTGGAGTGCCGTCAGGACGCTGCTCAAACAGCGACAACAGGCGTGTAGCCTCGTCGTCCGTCATGAAACCCTCTTCCACAAGGATTTGCTTCATGACATCGCGGTCATCTGTTGTGAACAATCTGGCTGCGCCGGAGTCCATGCCAGCGCCGTCACGGTTTAGCTTTCCGGCCATGCTCTTGGCAATCATCTGGGCCGCTTCTTCGTCCAAGTCTTCTGTGCCGTTTATTAGGGCGTTGGTCAGAATCCGCGTAATCGCTGTGTCCCCGTAACGATGCCGGGCCTCAACAAACTTGAATGAGTCCCAGAGGTGCGTGAAATAACGCAGGTTCTCAGGAACGGTCTCAAAGCCACGAACCTCCGCATCCTTGGCCCCGTTGAGAAGGTCACGCTTAATCTCAGCTTGCCGTTGCGCAGCCTTTCTCACGGCAGGGGAAAACGGAAGCTCAGGATTCTCAATCGCATCCGCCACAAGCTCACCAAACTGGCGGCGCGGGATATTCATCTTGCGTTTGAAGTAGCCAAAGCCTTGCTCCTTTGCCCATTCGTTGTATGCCTCGTCATACACAGAATAGTAGCGGCTAAGGGCTGATTTAAATTCATTCGTCTTGATGATGTCAGCAGTGGCCTCAAGTGGTCGCCCAGCATCTTTACGGAAACCGACGGCGTCCTCGCCTAGAACCCGCCCTAAAAAATTAGCGGTTTGGTTCTTTGAGGCCAGCAGATAACTGGCCATGTCAAATCGGCCCCTGCCATAAGCGGGGTCTGCAGAGTCTCCAGCTTCATCCAAGAAATTGTCCAAATCTGTACGGAGGTCAGAGATTTGCTGTGCTGGCTCAAACGGGTTTTCAGCCGCGCCCACAGACCGGTCGAACTGCTCTCCCAAACCCTCTCCCTGAATGCGACTATTGACGGCATCGACGGCCTCAACGCGCTGCGCGTCGTCTGCTGCCTTTGCCATGTTGGCCATTGCGCCATTAATAGGGTCTAACGTGTCAGTCCTGCCCAGGGAAGACAGGCCGCCGCCAATCAAAAATCCAGCACTAGCGGAATACAAGATGTCATAGGGGTCTTTGACAGCGTTCTGACTAACAATGTAACTTTCGACAATCGCATTTGTTGCTGCTGCGGCCGTACCTCCGCGAAAAGCTCTTTGCAGCCTTGTCAGCTTGTTGCCCCAAATCAATGGAGCCGCCACACCTTCTGTAGCTACGCTAAGTCCAATTGCTGCCGGGTCAGCCAAGGCCACGCCAAAGCGGATACCAACTCCGCCCCAGCCAAGCTGGGCAAGCTTCTGGTCGTTTTCGTATGTCTTGAACGCCTCCTCACGCAAAGACTCAAGTTGAGGCATACTGTATGCGTCCTCGACAAACCCGTGGTACTCTTCTGGAAGGCCAGATGTTGCTTTCCGGCGCTCCTCTATAGACAACTGAAAGTCTGGGTCAGGGGCAAACTCCTCGCGCCCGCGCAATGCCCAAGACATCATCCAGTCTTCTTGAACAGACGCCCGGACAGCTTCGCCAAAGGTGGGCTTTTGCGCCTCTAACTCCGCTTCAGCGGCGCGTTCAACAGCCTCTCGTGTTGGCGTAATTTCAGGCCTAGCGGGACTGAGCAGGTCTTCTTCTTCGTTCATCACTCAGCCTTCTCTATAGGGGCTTCGCCGCTAAAGTCTTCAGAACCAGAAACGCCCAGCATCTGCTCCAAAACGGATGTTGTGGCTTTGCTAATATCCTCAGCCTCCAAACGGAAGCTTCGCTCCGGGTGCAAAATACGAAGTCTTTTAAGCCGTGCGTTATACTCAGTCATACCCTCAAAGCGCCCGCTGCGGGTGTGGAACTCCAACTCTACCTTCTTGCGGAAGTTCATTTCTGTATTCTTCGCAATCTCAATGAGTCCGGCGTCAGACCTTTGCGTAATCATGTATTTATTTAGGTCATCAAGGGTAAACTCAATTGGAAATGCTCTTTTCGGGTCATCAATGTCTGTTGCAATCACAGGCGAACCACCACTATGCACCAGTGTCCAGCGGTCCATTGTGCCTGCTAAGGGGCGGATGGAAAGCTCTTCGCTGTCAAACTCTTCAGCGACATAAGGATACTTCAAGATTGAATCCTTGACGGCGGCAGTCGCCATTTCTTCAACATTTCTGGGCATCCCCATTGTCTTGGGAACCATTATGTTCCGGATGCGCACATGAGACTCGCCGTAATCTTTTGCAGCAAGCTCAACGGCGGCTTCTGCCGGGACACCAAGTTTAATGTAATCTTTTGCTGCTTTGCTAACGTAACTTTGAATTTCTGACGTATTTTGGATTACAAAGTCTTCATCAGGGCCAAGGCCAGGAATGTGCTGATACCAAGAATAGCTTTGTGATGCTGTGTCCGAGATGGACTCGACCCCACTTTGAACCTGTTTGTAACTTGCGTTTACGTCGATGTCGTCTCGCTGTTGCTGTAGTGTCCGAATGGTGGCAACTGCACCAAAATGAGGCTCAAGACGGAAATAGCCTTCAAATATTTTCTTGCTTTCGGCCGACACATGCCTGTTGGCAACGCCGCGACCAGCCAGCTTCATTTCTCGGTACAATTCAATTGCAGCAGAAACGCCCTCCTTCTCTGCGTCTTCAGGGTCAAAGTTAGGGTTTGTAATCCGTTCAGCTTGTGTGTTCAGCACTGACACAAACGTCTCATATGTTGTCCCGTTCTTAGACAAATCATTGATTTGCGAAGGAACATTGTCCGAAAGCTCGGCCATGCGTGTGTTGACAGCTTTCTTTGTTTCCTTGTCGGTTGCTTGGCCAGCCACGAACTCAAACTCGCCTCTCCTCATGAAATCCAAATGAGTTTCGGATGTAGCGGTTTCCGCAGCAGCCTTGCGCAAGTCTTCACGCGACGACGCCAAGCCAGACAGTATTCCTATGACAGTGCCTTGGTCCCCTCCTGTTGCAAACTTTAAAGGCGCACGGCCGCCAAGCTCGGATGTCAGCAATGCTTCAGCCGCATCAATCCTTGCTACAATCTCTGGGTAGTTCTGTCGAGTCACGCCCTCTGACTTGATTATATTGGTAACAAAGTCTTGGTGTTGATTCGCAAGGTTCAAAGCAATTTCATCTAACTGCTCCGGCGTCTTTCCGTGCGTCTCGATTGCTGACGCAGAGTAATATTCAGAAAACTTTGCGGCGTTGTCAGCCCCTGACATTTTGGGGTTGTAGGCGTCTTCGGCTGAAGACAGAATGTTTCTTGACGTTAGGTCTTCTACATCCTTAAAGCGTCTGCTCAATATACTCAGCATAGGGCCGACATCTGTTGAGCGCATTTGAGAGAAGTCAACAGAGCTAGATGAGCCATCCCCCATGGTAAAGGTATACGTACCCGCGCCTTCAATGGCCTCCTCGATTTCTGATTGCTCCCTCGAAGACATATTTGCGCTGTTCAAAACCCCAGCAGCAGAGTCTCGCGCGTCATTAAAAAGCTTTGTTTCAGTTTGGTTCAGGTCAACAATCAACTTCTCTCGGTTTGCTTGGCTAACGCTACCATCAAATCGCAACCTCAATAGGATGTCGGCTACTTCCTCGTGACTTCCGGCACCGGCAATTTCACGGTTGTAGTCTTGGTAAAGTACCTGTTGCTGGACCCCCGCCCTTGTAAACTTCATCCTTAGGCCATTTTTCTCGGCGTCAACAAAAGTGGTTTCAATGCTGTTGAGCAACGCAACTCTTTCGGGATGTCCATCCGCATACAAAGATATTTGGTTCATAGCTGTGTAGATGGTCGTTTCAGCGGCGGTGGTACGCGCAACCTGGCCGCGCCCAAAGGCTTGATTTGCGCCACTACTGCGTTGCGCGCGAGTGCTTTGCCTAATAGCGTTCTCGACCAAAGCTTTGCGGCGTGGGGTGTAATCCCGGCCTTCAACCTCAGAGATTAGCTTGCTGCGGTGCGTCTCAAAATTCTGATTAAAAGTTTGAGTGTCAGTGTCTGTGTTTTGCTCAAGGAACCCGCTAGTGGCCACAACAGCGCGGTCTGCCTCCTCTGCAAGAATACGCCTGTCTTCGGCATCTCGCTCCGCGACAGCAAAGTCAAATTCAACTTTTTTCTGACGCCGCTGAAACTCAATTTCGTTTGACTGGCGTTCCTTTTCGGCTTTTAGTTGCCCCTCTTCAATGCGCATTTGGCCTTCTGCAAACGTGGCACCGGCACGGCCAACAGCCTGACCCATCCGCGCCATAGCCTCTCCAGGCGCAGTGAACGCGCCAGCGCTTGGCCTTGCCCCAAGCTGACCCGTGGCCAATTCAACTGTTGGGCCAGCGCCCTTTGCGTAAAGCGGGATTCTTGGCATAGCTAGGAACTAAGCTCCTTTTGGTATCTTGATTTTTCAAGCGCCAGCATCCTGTTCTGGAAGCCAACTTGCGCATCATATGCGGCGGTTCGCTGCCCAAGCAGCGTTTGTTGCTGTCGGAAATTAGCCATAGCAGAAGTTGCTCCAACAACGCTTGTCAAAGCCGCCATGTTGTAAGCAGAGGCCTGCGCCTTCCCTGTCATCCTAGCCATAGCTGCATTTGAAGC